TTCCAAATCCAATTGTAGATGCTGGATATCCACCACCTCCTTGGTTTTGGGTTCCACCATCAACACCTGCACCATACAGGGGATTTATATAATTCATCCACTCTTCAAATAATCTAATAAGTTTATAGTCATTATCAACATAGAAAGTTAGACTAATTGGTTGGTATGCTCTTTCTACTGCAAATTTTTCAGTGATTCCTTGGAAATTGCCCTTTACTTCTCTTGTACTCAAAGTAGTAGCAGGCAAATTTGCTTCAGCACAATAAAAATCATAATATGCATTTTTGATAGGGTCATCGGATAACCCAGAAGCATTTAACCAAGTATTCAAATTTGTATCTGCAACTCCTCCAACACCAGCAGTTAAGTGTAATGACACTTTAAATTGAGAGGTTTGAGATAATGCCCCAAATACATCTCTAGCACCATCAAGAACCGTATCCCCAACTCTGGGGGTAGTGGTTTTCATATAAAGTGGGCCTATTCCAGGGACTCCAGCACCATTTCTTGAAACTTGAGGTTGGTCTGCCATTTATAAATAGTTTTTACCTTATATACTATGTATGCCACATAAAGATGACTCTGGTTATAAACAAGGCAAATTTCGACCTCAAAAACCAGAAAAATATAAAGGTGACCCAACAAATATCGTTTACAGATCTTCTTATGAATTAAAATTTATGAGGTATTGTGACCTCACAGAAAGTGTAAACCAGTGGCAATCAGAAGAATTTTTTATTCCTTACCGTTCCCCTATTGATAATAGGGTTCACAGATACTTTCCAGATTTCTTTGTAAAATACAAAGATAAGAATGGCAAACTTCGAGTTATGGTAGTTGAGATAAAACCACAAAAAGATTTGAAAGAACCAAATCCAAATCCAAAAAGAAAAACAAAGTCTTGGGTCTATAGTGTTAAAACTTGGGCCGTGAATCAAGCAAAGTGGAAAGCAGCAAGAAATTGGTGTGCTGATAGAAAGTATGAATTTAGAATTTTAACCGAAAAAGAATTAGGAATTACTCTAAAATGACCGATGACAGACCAGATGACGAAGGAATCCGTTATACACTAGAAATACCGTATGAAGATGTGCGTCTTTTATATCATTGCGTCCAAGAAACCATAAAGTCTTGGCCAGGTTCACCTGCTCGTCCTTGGGGTGAGCAAGAACACCTTTGGCATCTAAGAGATAGTCTATATAGAGCAGTATTAGACTATAGGTTTAATTTTTTAGACGTTGATAAAAAGGATAACGATGGATGAACCGTTTGGTATTGCAGAGGAAGTAAAACGACAGGCAGGTAAAAAATTCAGAAGTGGCAATTGGTATACAAATGCCCTCATGAATGAGTTGGCACCATTACAGAGAAAAAACATACATGAATTTGAAACTTCATTTATTATTCCTGGAGACTTAGTATTTTTTCTCTACTCTGCTAAATATCCAGAAAAGTATCCATTCTGGGATAGACATCCACTATCCTTTATTGTTGACGTAAGTCCAAGAACAGGGCATTTTACGGGACTTAACGTTCACTACCTAAGTCCTCAGTATAGAGGAGGTTTTGTTAGATCCCTCATAAATAAAACAGGAGTATCAAATGCACCAAAGAAAACGATACACAAATATCTTTTTTCTGGTGTAATGACTGAATTGTTTAAAGTTCCCCAAGCTGATTGGGTTGATGTTTCATTATTACCAACTGAAGAATTTGTTAATAAACTAGGTAAAAAAGTTCCAAAGTATAGAGTCTGGGATTCACCATAATGGCATATAACGATATAACAACAGTAACCAATCCAACACCAATCTATACTCAAAACGATCCATCAGGATTAACGAATCAAAAAACATATGGTCTGAGATATGACCCTACAACTGGTAGTTATAGAGTACAAGAATTTGCAATTGCATTTGGTCTCTTTGGTGGTAAATCGATTAGATGGGGAAATGATGTCCTTTATGAAGATGGAACTTGGTTTAAGATAGCAACCCAAGACTCTAATTTATTTGACCAAACTACTAAAAATGAAACTTTAACAGGGATAGCATTAGCCGATAAGATTAAATCAGAAGCCAAAGCAGCTCATACTGCTATTGGTGGGTATGCAGGAGGTAATAGTATTCACCCTTCAGCTCTTCAGAAAGGAAAACCATCAGCAACTAACGACAAAGCATATAATCCAAATCAGCAACCAGTTATAAATTTAACTGGTCCCCTTGCAGGACTTGGTTCAACAGTAGGTGCTGGTGTAAGTTTTATAAGTCGTAATGAAAATGAATTATTTGGGGATAAAGCTCAAAGCAAAGGATTGCTAGTTTACCCAGCAACAATTTTACAGGAAAAGCAAGATTATTTTAAAATAACTCAGTTTAATTATGAAGCACCATATGCTGACTCACTTTTTCCTCGTACAAAAGATGCATCAGGTAACCCAGTTAGAACTAGTGGTAACATTGGAACAATACTTTTAGAGGGTCTTACAAGAGGAACTGCAAAAAAGCACGAAATAGGACATGTTATTCTACCAATTCCAGAGGGTATTGAAGATACTAATACTGTTAGTTGGGGTGCTGATAGCATGAATAATATGACTGCTGCAGCCGTAGCACTAATGATGGAGAGCGTAGCTAGAACTGCTGGTGGTGCTGCTTTCAATGCTGGTGTGCAGGGTTTGACAGGAGTTAATCTTGCTCCAATAGCAACCTTGCTACAATTGCTAGGAAAAGTACCTGGGGGAGCTGCTGCGAATCCACAACTTCAAACACAAATACAAACAGCAATTGCGTCTGCTGCTGCACAACAAGCAGGTTTTGATGTTTCTGCAGAAACCATCCTTTCAAGAGGGTATGGAATGATTCCAAACCAAAATATGGAATTACTCTTTAATAATGTTGCTTTGCGTAAATTTGACTTTGCCTTCAAACTTGCACCAAGAAGTAGAAAGGAAGCACAAAACGTGAGAAGAATTATACGATTCTTCAAGCAAGGCATGGCAGCTCGTGTTTCTGCTGATGGTGCTAGCTCAAAAGCATCTGCAGGAGTTCCAGGATTACCAGCAGGTTCTACTTCATTATTCCTTGGTTCTCCTAACGTATTTAAACTTCAATATTTACATGGACCAACTGGAGAGCAAATAAAAGGATTAAATAGATTTAAGACATGTGCATTGACTAATATGGCAATGCGATATGCTGACGGTGGAATGTATCAATCATTTGACGATGGGCAACCTGCTCATATGATAATGGCATTAAGTTTTAATGAACTTGAACCAGTCTATGAAAATGACTATCAAGCTAATATTACAAGCACAAGGATTGGTGACCAAGTAGGTGAAGACGAAATCGGATTCTAAAAATGGGATTTTACTTTAGAGAACTACCAGATATCGAATACACTGCTCCTTTTAAAAATAAAAGGAACATTGCTGAATTTAGTCTGGCAAAAAATATATTCAAAAGGCCAGTATTAAGAGATGATATTAAGAATTCGGTCACTGCCTTTACTCAGTATGAAATCAGAGAAAATGAGAGACCAGACCAAGTATCTGAAAAATTTTATGGAACTCCAGATAATGAGTGGGTAATTCTATTAGTTAATAATATTCATGATTTAAACAGTGAATGGCCTCTTGACAATGAATCACTTTATTCATACATGATTGATAAGTATGGATCAGAGGAGGCACTACAACAAACACACCACTTTGAGACAAAGGAATTTAGAGATGAGTTTGATAGATTAATTATTAGAGAAGGTATCCAAATTGATACCAATAAATCCCAAACTATTGATACTAACACTTTTACCAATAGTTATAGAATAGATGAATTCCCAAGTTCAAAGGGAAATACTGTAATTTCTATAAATTTAAATCAAAGAATTACAATATTTGGTAGAGATATAACGTCTACGTATAACATTACGGATATTCAGACAAATATTTCAAAATTGAAAGTAAGGAGTCCTGATGGAACTGGTGATACTGATATCAATGTGTTAAATAGTTTAGCAGAATGGCCATCAAGTTGGGGTGGCACTTTGACAGTAAATATGCGAGACGATGATAATGTTAGTTTCGCAGTTGATGATATTATTTTAGATAATAAAGTAGAAGTACCAGAAAGATTATATGAGATTACAGGTTCACTTGATGCAGATGGTGTACTTCAACCAACATTTAACTTTACTAACGAAATCCCAGTCTGATGTCTACAAATTTTCCACATCCAGGTATGAAAGTATTCATTGAATCTGATGCTCAGATTCTTGAATTTTTGGATACTAATGGAGTAGTTCAAACTGTTAAAAATGTAAATACTCCCGTTTCTAACTATGAGTATGAAGAAAGAGTAAATGAAGGAAAAAGAAGTATTCAAATTCTTAGACCAGAATATATTGGAGTGCTTGAAACTGACATGAGAAACATGATGCAATATAGTAGGTCTTCACAATATGTAAGTGGAACGGTTAAACGAACATATAACCCAAGAACAAATAGTTAATAAAAAATCCCCCAAATCCTGACAAGTCAAAAATTTGGGGGCATTTTTTTTGGGACCTTTTTTGAATTAAAAGTCGATTTTGGAATCAGGACTCCGCAAGTTTCTGGAAGTAACTCAGAGCATCATCCTCATCCTCGTCTGCTGAGGACGAACTGTTGTGGGTGATGTCTGGGGCATTGAAGTCCGCAGAAGGCATTGAGGGGGCAGGAGCAGTGCTCTCAGAGAAGTCACCACGACGTTCCCGTTCCCACTGTGCCTCTTCTTCCTGAGTCTCTTGGTCTTGGAACTTAGGAGTTACTCGGGTGTTACCAAGCACAAGGTCAAGACGCTTCTTCAGTTGGTCGTAAGACTTGAACTGGTCAGGAGCAATGAAGTCTTGCAGGTTATACAGTTTATTGTACAGTGCTTCCAGTTCATCATCATCACCTTCAAGAAGTGCAGACGGACGTGCAAACTCAGAAGAGTCATAGTTCCAGTAACCTGCAACTTTCTTCAGTTTCAGTTTGAAGTTAGCACCTTCCCAGAAGTCAAAGGGATTGATGGGTTCATCATCATCAAACTCAGGTTGCATAGCACCCATAATCTTATCAAAGATTTTCTTACCAAACTTGTAGAGAAATACTTTGCCTTCGTTCTCTGGATTAGCAGGGTCTTTTACAACATAGATGTTGGCATAGTAAGACAGTTTACGTTTCTGCTTACGTGCTTCATCCTTATCTGCATCAGAACCAGAGTTCCACAGAACACGATTGTGCTCAGACACAGGGTCTTGATTTCCAAGAGTAGTCAGAGAGTTTTCAATATACCATCCACCAGGACCTTGGAAGGCGTGAGACCATACCTGTACCCAAGGAAGTTCACTACCTTCAGGTGCTGGAAGGAATCGGATAACAGCAGATCCTACACCACTCTTGTCCATTACAGGTTTCCAGAGTCGTTCGTCACCCTTGGAACCATTAGAATTCATTTTTTCAACTTGCTTCACCAGTTTCTCGGTGAGGCTGCCCATTCGGGACTGTTTTTTAAGGTCAGCAAAACCCATTTGTATTCTCCGTATTAGTTAGTATTCGGTGTGTGTCGTATTGACCTACTAATTATAGCAGGTATGGGGGTCAGTCGTCAAGGCTTTTCTCAAGTGCGTCTATTTGAGACTGCATGAGATCGAAAAACTCATTGATTCCCTGTCCCTTTTGGAGTCCAAATAGTGAAGCAGATTCAAGAATGCGTTCTTTCATTTCCTTTGCTTCAGGGTCATCTGATAGAGACA